CCCGGTGCGGTGGCCGCCACCATCGACAGCGCTCTGCGGAGGGTGCTCGCATGACCAGCGAGAAGTCACGCCGCAAGGCCGCCGGGATCGTCGGCCGCGAATACGACGACGACAAGCGCCTGGTGGTCAAGGCCAGCAACCGGAACCCCGTCGATGTCGCCGACGACGTCGCCGAGCACATCCTCGCGGCCAACGATCCGCCGTTGCTGTTCAGCATGAGCCCCGCCGCGGTGGTCCTGCGGAACGGCGCCCTCGTGCCGCTCGACCCGGACGGCTGGCTGCTGTACGTCGCCCGCAGGGTGACCTTTACCGCGCCGAGCAGGACCGGCACGCAGATGGTCGCGCCGCCAGCGGCGGTGATGAAGCTGATCCCCTCCGTGGTGATCCCCGAGCTGCCGCCGCTCGACGGGATCGCCACCACGCCCTACCTCGACCGCGACGGCACCGTAATAGCTGAGGACGGCTACCACCCGGGCACTCGCCTGGTGCTGCACTCCGGCGGCTTCAAGATTCCCGCTGTCCGCGCTGCCCCGAGCGATGAGGACGTGGCCCAGGCGGTGAAGCTGCTGACCGTGGAATGGCTGGGCGACTTCCCGTTCGCCAGCCTGGCGGACAAGGCGAACGCCATCGCGGTGCCGCTCAGCATGACGGGCAGGATGTTCTTCGCCCTGGTGCCGTTGTTCGTGTTCGACGCCTCGACCGCCGGCTCCGGCAAGGGCCTGCTGGCTGCCACCATCTCCCTGATCGCCACCGGTGAGCCGCCGCAGGTGATGGAACTGCCCGCCGATGGCGAGGAGCAGCGCAAGAAGATCACCTCCGCGCTGCTGGCGGGCCAGGAACTGATCATGTGGGACGAGTCCCATGTCATCGCCGGGCGCACCCTCGCCGCGATCCTGACCGCCGAGAGGTACAGCGACCGCCTGCTCGGCGGGAACAAGCTGATCTCGGTGACCAACAGGTTCACCCAGGTGGCCCTCGGCAACAACGTCGAGGTCTGGGGCGACATGAAACGCCGCATCGTGCCGTCCCGCCTGGTCCCTGATGTTGAGCATCCTGAGCACCGCGCCGACTTCCGCCACCCCGACCTTGAGCAGTGGGCCCGCGACCATCGCGGCGAGCTGCTCGGCGCCCTGCTGACCATCTGGCGCAACTGGATCGCCAAGGGGCGCCCGGAGGCGGACACCGGGATGGGCAGTTTCGAGCGGTGGTCCCGGACGGTCGGCGGTGCGCTCCAGGCGGCCGGGATCACCGGATTCCGCACCAACACCGCCGGGTGGCTGTCGGACTCCGACGACGACGACGGGTGGGCTGACCACCTGGCCCAGTTGCGCGCCAGGTGGGGCGACAAGTGGTTCACCGTGGCGGACGCGGCCGACGCCGTCGACGCCGGTTACCTGAAACGGCCGCCGCTCAAGCGCGACCCGGACAAGACACTGGCCCAGCAACTCGCCTACAGCTACCGGAAGATCCGCGAGAAGTGGCACGGTGACCTGCGCCTGGTCCGGTCGGACAGCCGCGACTCAGCATCCGGCGGCCGTACCTGGTCGGTGATTCAGCGTCATTCGCAAACGCCGGAACCATCGTCAGGATCGTCAGGATCGTCAGGAGCCACTGACCATGCTGACCATCCTGACGACCTAAACCCCGTTCCACAACGAGACGACATGTGGGCCGGATGGCCGGCGGACAGCGCCGGTGCGGCGGCCCAGCCATGAAGCCGGCCATCACGGCGCTGCTCGACCAGGCCGGCGCCGCCACCGCACATGCGAACGGGCCGGTCAGCACTGTGGCATCCCATGGATGAATACAAGGAAACTTGCATCCCCATCCGTAGCAAGGTAACTTGCTTGCGTGTGCCAGTCATCTCAGCCAGTGCGCGCAAGCACGGCATCAGCGATGACGACATGCTGCATGCGCTGCGCAACCCGATCGGCGCTGACTACCTGGACGAAAGCCGCACCATGTTCATCGGCGCAGCCCGGGACGGCACCCTGCTCGAAGTCGGTGTCGCGGACAGCGATGACGGGCCGGTCATCATCCACGCCGACCGGGCCCGGGCCAAATACCTCCGGGGGAGAAGGTGATCAGTGATGCCGCGCACGACCGAGGAGATCCTCGCCCACGCTGAGGAGCTGGCGCGCCAGTTCGAGGATCACGAGCCCGGCGACGTTAAAGACGCCCGGCCGCTCCGGGACGTCGCCACAGCGTTCGCCCGTGTAGCCACCAGCGAGCGCGAGCTCGCCGACACGGTGAGCGTAGCCCGCGCCGAAGGCCATACCTGGGCGGCGATCGGCGCGATGGTCGGCACCTCCGGCGAAGCAGCCCGGCAGCGATACGGCAGCCGAGGGCACCGCCCCCGATCTCGCGCCCGGGGTGTGCGAGCACGAGCTTCATAGCAGCAAAGGAGACCGTGGACCATGACAAGTGATGTCCAGGAACGGATCGCGGCCGGGGACACCGTCAGACGGGTAACGCCACGTAGCCGCACGCCATACGGGCCATACGGCAAGGTGCGAGGACTAGTCGAAGTCGGCGCGGCCTGGCTCAGCGAAGGGTATCGCCGCGGCGAGGACTACGCCTTCGTGTCCTGGGACGGCTACGTGAAGGAGGAGGCGCTACAGGCCAGAAGCCTGGCGAAGGCCGTGCGCCCATAGAGTGCCGTGGCAGCGATGGATGGGAGCAAGACCTGCACGGTCTGCGGTGAGACCAAACCGCTGACCGAGTTCGGCAGGAGCGCGAAAGGCGTGGGTGGCCGCCGCTCGCAATGCAAACAATGCAACGCCGCCGCCGTGAAAGCCCTGTACGTGCCGCGGGTGCATCCACCCGAGCAGGTGACATGCCCGCACTGCGGGCAGGAGTTCACCCGGATCCGCACCCACGGAGCGCTAAGGGTCTACTGCTCACGCAAATGCACGGCCGCGGCCGGCGAGGAGCGGAAACTCCAGCGGAACGCCGGCCTGGGCGCCCGGCGCTGCGCCTGCGGCGCGGAAGTGACCACCCACACCGGCAAGCCGGTGTGCCCAGACTGCCGAAAAGATCCGCGGCCAGATGCTCAGATCCGGGACCGCCGCCGCACGCTGCGGACGTACGGGCTGACCCAGGAAGAATGGGACCGCCTCATCGCACTCCAGGGCAACGCCTGCGCCGTCTGCAAAACCACCCAGCCCGGCGGCCGCAGTGAACACTGGCACATCGACCACGACCATGTGACAGGCCAGGTCCGCGGACTGCTCTGCCACCGGTGCAACTTGGGCATCGGGCAGCTGCGCGACGACCCGCAGATCATGATGGCCGCCGCACGGTATGTGGCCGCGCACCGCAGCGACGAGCATCCCGCTGAGCAGTCCTGACCGCGACCCGGAGCCGGACAGACATACCTAGGGGGGGTCATAACGAACGTAACGGACATAAGGGTAGGACTCCGGGTGCTTCATGCACATACGCTGTGTCACCACACCGTGTCACAATGGATCATGGCCGATTCGGATGCGCTGCGGAGCAGGCGCAAACGGCTTCATTCGGCCGGTGATCACTCGCTTTGCCGCCGCTGTGATGCCCTCAGCGCGGCTGCGGCAGTGCCCGCGGCCGGTGATCTTCCGGGCGGCCCGGACGCGGCGCTGCTACGGCTGGCGATTCGGCTGGAGGCCGCGCACGAGGCCAATCCCGGCGACGCCGCGGTGGCGCGGGTGCTGAAAGAGACGCTGCTGGCCCTGCGGGCCGGTGAGACGGGGCCCGATGCCGAGCTGGCAGAGCTGCTTGACGCCGTGCGCGCCTAGGTGGGCGACCCCGGCCGTGCCGGGGCGCCGCAGCCTGGCGGCGGGCATCGCGCAGACGGCCTCGGCGCTGGGCTGGCAGCTGCTGCCGTGGCAGCACGCGGTCAACGAGATCAGCACCGAGATGGAAGACGGCGCGTTCGTCTACCGGCAGGTGGTGATCGAGCTGCCGCGCCAGCAGGGCAAGTCCGTCGACCTGCTGTCGATGATGGTGACCCGGGCGCTGCGCCGCCCGGGGACGCAGATCAGCTACACCGCGCAGACCCGCCTCGACGCGCGGCACCGGCTGCTGGATGTCTGGTGGCCGCGGATCGCCCGCAGCAAGCTGGCGCCGCTGGTGCGCCCGCGCATGGGGTCGGGATCCGAGGCGCTGCTGTTCGCGAACGGCAGCATGCTGGGCCTGGTGTCCGGCACCGAGACATCCGGTCACGGCGACACGCTGGCCCTGGCCGTGATTGACGAGGCGTGGAGCCAGAGCGATAGCCGGCTGGAGCAGGCGATGCGCCCGGCGATGATGACCGTCGCCGGCGCGCAGCTGTGGATCGTGTCGTGCGCCGGGAAGGAGACCTCGTCCTACTTCCGCGGCAAGGTCGCGGACGGCCGCAGCCGCGCCGAGATGGGCGTGACGGACACCGGCTGCTACATCGGCTACTCGGCGCCCGATGACGCCGACCCGGCCGACCCGGCGACCTGGGCGGCGTGCATGCCCGCGCTCGGGGCGACGGTGAGCGCGGAGACGGTGGCTAAGGACTTCGAGCTGATGGACCTGGCCGAGTTCCGCCGGGCGTACTTGTGCCAGTGGCCCGAGGTCGCCAAGCCGGGATGGGGCACGTTCAGCCAGTCGGCGTGGGAGCAGTGTGGGTATCCCCGGTGATCATCAGAAGGTGCGCCGGGTGCTGCTGGCGGCGCTGGCTGATGGCCAGCCGTGCGCCCGCTGCCAGGCCCGCGGGATCTATCACCCCATGTACCGTGCGCAGGCTCGCTACCTCGACGTTGACGAGTTCCCGGGGCGGATGTACGGCGGTCCGCAGGTGCGGGCGCTCTCGAATCGGACTTGCAACCGGCAGGCGGGCGCCCGGGCCGGGAATGCTGCCCGGGCGCAGCGCACCGTGCGGAGGAGCCAGGCGATGATCAGGTGGGCTGCGGGCGCCGAGGTGTACGCCGACCGGCGCAAGACGGCGATCGTGCTGGCGGGCCTGCCGCAGGAGGGATGGGCGGACGTCGAGCTGCTGCCGCTGGTCGACGGCACCGACGCCGCGCCCGCGCTGGCGCAGCTGGCGGCCCGGCTGGCGCTGTCCGTGGTGGCGATCGACCCGAAGTCCAACGCGGCGACACTGGTGGAGCAGGCCCGCGCGGCGGGCCTGCCGGTCGAGTGCCCGGACGCGGCCGGGATGGCCCTGGCGCACGGCACGTTCGCCGACCTGATGACCGCGGGCCGCCTGCGCCATCACAACCAGGACGCGCTGACCGCGGCGGTACGGGGCGCTGAGCAGCGGCGCCTGGCCGGGGCGGTGGCCATCCAGCGGTACGGCAGCGCGGTGGACCCGGCGCCCGCGGTCGCGGCCGAGCTGGCGGTGTGGGCACTGCTGCACGCGGCGCCGCAGCCGTTTTTCGGGAGCTGGAGATGACCGGCCCACTGGCACATCTGCCCGGCTGATACTTCGCCGCTGATCCGCCGCGCACACTGATAAATCGGCTCTGACGTGGGACAATTGAGCCAGCG